CAATAGCCATGTGACGAACTACTGCGCCAGCAGAGTGAGCCTGTGCTGATGACGCATCAATAGCACGGGTAATTGTAAGAGTATTGGTCGATATCGCGGTGGCATCTACAATTTCTTCAAGTGCTGTATCTGGGTCGATAACAACCGTAAAGGTTGTACCAGCAGGAATTGACTGGCCACCCATAAGGGCGGTACCAGACTGGACAACTATCGTTGATGCACCAGCAGTAACGGCACTAGTTAGTGTTGTCTGCTGTGAGCGAGAGGAGTAATTGCGTGTTGTCATTTATATTCCTATCGAGTATAATGAATTCGTGGCGGATATTGGTTTTGCTGGGTACTGACTTCTTCGTTCATGCGTTGTGAATATAGAGCAAAGAGTTGCTTTGTTGCTGATGCGCTTGCACCGTATGGGCGCTTGCCATCTGTTTCGTCCGCCTGTGGGCTAATTTGGCCTGCACGTGCTGGGTCAAGGTAAGCCAATAATCTATATGATGCACCTAAGATTGCAATGTCTCGCGCTGATTCAGGATAACCTGTTACTGTTGTAAACACATCTGTACCATTTTCCATAGCAGTAGGTGGTGTAGCATACATCACCTTTACCGTACGTCCTGGAGTAATCCAGTCATAGATAGATACAGTCTGTGAGTTAGCACCCCAAGTAGTTACATCTGCAAATGGGTCAAAGTCCCAGCGACGAATACGAATCCATTCCTTAGAAGGACCTGTATCCTGCCATGACATAGTTAGGATGTTTTCAATGTTTAGGTTTTCAAACTCATAAGTGTTAATTGCTGCATTGAATGTGAAAGTAGTCTGCTTGACAGACAATAGGCTTGCACCCATTGCTCGGATAGTGTCATTGATTGCCTTCTTAATTACATACCGTGGGAAGATAGGTGAGATAGTAACCTTCGCATCAGCAGCATGTGTAGCAGCGCCTGTTCCTAAGTAGCCACGTCCATATGGTGAGACGGTTGCTGTATTACCAACACGGTCGAATGAATCGACCCACATTAGTTCTTCATCAATCTCAAGAACACCTTTACCTACGTTACTTGTATCTCCAAGAGATAGGATAGTAGGTGATGTACTTGGAGATGTCAGTGTAGTAACTGCGGTCTTTAAGTATGTTGAACGGTCCTGTTGGTACGTATAACCTGAAAGGTTAATAAGGACTTCATCAATCATCTGTGCTAGAGTTGTCATAGGTTTATGCTCCTTAGTGCAACAACGGCTGATAGTCCAGTAGTACCTGCTAATTCGTTACAGATAGCGTTCATCATCTTGTAATTATTAGGCTGACGGTTTGTGTCGGCTTTAATATTTAATGCTGCTATAATGCCTAAGCCACTAGTGTCAGCATAATTATTTGCTGCACCTTGCTCAGATTGGTACGCATCTGGTGTTGGATATGTTCCACCGTTTGCAAGACGATTTAATTCGTCAGCAAATGTGCTACCTTCTACTCCTGTTGCCATTACCATTTCACCTTGTCTGCCCAATATGCGGCACTCATCTTACCCTTAGCAATATTCTTTGCATGACGTGCTTTAAAAGAAGCCTGTCGTGCCGTTGGCTTTCTATCACCAGTAACGCCCTGCTGACCAAAGCGAATAGTCTTGACCTTATCTCCCTCTTTAGCCACAACAACGTGTGACTTCTTTGGGTGACTTGGTGTACGCTTAGGCTTGTTAAAGCCTGCTACTCCTGCTCGCTTTAGTCTTGGGTCCATTACTTATTCTTCGCCTTCTTATTCTTAGCCGCTTTTGTTTCTGCTTGTTTACGTGCGCTATCTGCACTTGTTGCGCGAACTGGTGATGGATATACCATCGTACCGTATTGTTTCTGGAAAATCTTTAACATTGCCGCATCCTGCGGTGTCATCTTTGGCATTTACTTCTTAACCATCTTTCGTGCTACAGCCTTCTTAGCAGACTTCTTAGCAGTCTTCTTCATACCCTTTTTCATTTCCATCATTTTTTCAGACTTAGATTCCATCTTTTCGCCAGCGGCATAAGCCTTGGCAGCCTTCTTACCTGCTGGTGTGTATGGAAACTTCTTCATTCCTACTTTTGGCATTATACTTGTCCTATCTCTTTCATTACCGCTGCGGTTGATTGATTTACGTGCTTTGCATCTGGCATTGAATTAGCATTGTATGGCTTATTCAATACTTCGGAGGCACGTTCTGCCTCACGAATCTTCTCCATTGTAGTTCCTCCAGGCTGTATGCCTTGGGCCTTAGCATTAGCGTATGCAGATAGTTCGTTCTCAAAGCGCTTACGTGGAGCATTTCTTTGACTATTGGCATCGCCAGTATTCATTTCAAGAGTTCCTACCTTGCAACCAAAGCATCCTTCAACAAATTCAGGATGTGATTGTATACGGTGTAAATTCATGTGTCCCCTATATTGCTGTAAAGTTTGCTGTTGTTACTCCAACGTTTCCGTTGATTAGATTTTCTCGAGTTGTTTCATTTACAGTATACTTGCTACCACCAAGATAGTACTCTTGGTATGTTTCTAAGTCACCATCGTATGGATAACGAACTTGACGGTAAGTTCCATTAACTCTGATGATACTAATTCCACGTGCTAATTTGTAGAATGTAAAGAGTCGCTGAACTCCTTCAAATCCTTCATCGACCGTTGGTGTCTCGAAGATGTAATCTGTCATGACTCCTCCTTTAGTGGACTCACCACAAGGCTAGGTTTCCCTAGCCCTGCAGTCAATTAACTACTAGAGAGCAGCGATTGATGAACCTGATGTGACTCGGTATAGAGCCTCATCACGGTATACTGAGAAGCCAAGTACGCCGTACCAACCCATTGGGCGGAAACGCATCAACTTATCAGTTACGTTACCGATAACTACGTGTGGCTCTTCTGCTACGGCTTCTGCCATTGCTTGTGCGCCTGCAACGATTGTATCGAATACGCGAGTTACAGGTGTAACTGTGACAACTGTTGATACTGTAACTGCTGCTGAGTTAGCAACATCCACAGTAATTGTTGTTGTTGAACCTGTTGTTGAGAGAGCAGTAATCTTTGCAGATGTGCCGATTCCTGTTCCAGCAATTCCATCGCCAACTTCTGCGCGAGCAGCGATAACAGATGATGAAGCAACACCGAATGTAAATGCGGCTGAAACTCCTGCAACTGTTACTGCTGTTGTTGTTAATGCTGTCTGGTTTGCACCTGACTTAGCGTTGTATAGACGTGATGACTCTACGAAGAACGCGCCTTCGTACTCACCGATTTCTCCAGCCCAAATCTTGCTTGCTTCTGATGCAGATTGTGACTGTGGGTAGCGCCATCCAAGGTCGCCTGTTTCTGCACGAAGGTCGTGTGAAACTTCTGGGTGAATACCAACCCAGTATGCATTGCCGCGACGGCCCTTTGCCTTGTTCGAACGCAACTTCGCTACAGCGCGACGAATGTCTGCTGAGTCTAGTGTGTCTGCAGCATCGACGTTAGCAGTTGCTGTTGCATTGCCTGCGAAGATGTTGTTTGAACCTGAGCGTAGAGTTGTCATTGCAACCTGGTCGATAGAATCTGCCAAGTTGTAAGCAATGATGTTAGCGATTGCTGGGTCTACATCTGCTAGAGAGAATAGTTCCAACGCACGTGTTACAAGTACAGCGTTACCGTACTCGTTAAGTGTTACTGTTACAGAGGTTGGTGTTGACAATGCTACTGCATCTGGGTCAACTGTCTCTGTTAATGTTGATGTCTTAGCATCTAGGTCAACGTACTTCTGTAGAACTACAGTTGAACCTGGAATTGCTTGCTTTGCTGGGCGCTTATCTGCGACAGAACGAATTAGTGGTTCTGAGCGGAGAGCGAACTCGAGAAGGCGGTCGTATGCCTTCTGTACGAGACCAGCACCACCAACTGTGCCGCCTAATGAGGCGGACGAGGTATCTGTGTATGCCATTTTTTTTAGTCTCCTTGACTATGAACGGATATTATTGTTGACCTTGCATCAAAGCCATGAGTTCTTCCATTGAACTTGCATTGTTCATGCGTTGCTCGATGTCTTGCGCTCGGTCTGGTGTAACGGCATTCTGTGTCATTACATCTTGCTGACGTAGTGTAGCGAGATTTTGACTATCTGGTCTCTGTGAGACTTCAATGCCAAATAAGTCAGCGTTCTCGTCGAGCCAGTTTGAAACTGCTTCTTCTGAAAAATCACCGTCTAAGTCCTTGAGGACTAGACGCGCTGCCTTCTGGTTTACACCCTTTTGTTCTAGGATAGCCTTAACGGTTGACTCACGCTGCGCCTTGGAAAATCCCTCAAGTTGCTCAGTGAGTTCCTTAATACGCTTTTCATCAGCACGCTTGGCTTTTCGTAACTTTTTAAGTAAGTCACTGCCGTCCATTTGCGCCTCATTTTCGGTATCGAGGTCATCGTCATCTTCATCCCAGTAGTTGTTGCTCATAGCAACCCACCCTTCTATTCGTTGTAGTTCGCAGGCCTCAGTTCAGTTCGGGGAAACTGGCTGGCTCCTACTCTCGGTCTATTACTCTGACGGGGCCGATAGGTCCGTTCAGGATTCTAGAATTGTCCTACGTTTGATGTCGTAAGACTTGTTTTGTTTGTACCGCTAGAGCCACTAAAGGCTGCTATTTCACGTGCTCTAAGAGCGTCACGCTTGCGTTGTGCAGATGCTAGGCTATTGAATTCTATCTGCTCAGCCTCTGACTGACCAAATTTATCCATTGTATCGCCATAGATTGAAGATAGTTTCTCAGCAGTTGGCAGGTAATCCGCAATAGTTGAATAACCCTTTTGAGCCTGTGCTTCTGTAATACCTTGCGCTGCTAGTTGTTCTGCAACTGATACGCCAGCGGTAATTCCCTGACGACCTGCTGCTACACCAATTTCTGCTGCTGATACCTGTCGCTCAATCTTTGGCAACTGTTGCTCTGGGTCAAGTACATAGGCAACCATATCTGTTGCGCCGATGCCATAGTAATCTTTAAGTTGCTTAATAATAGCAGGGTCAGCATTTTGTACACGCTGGACTGCTATGGAAACGCGACTAGAAAGTTCAGTTGGTGAGGTACCATTAGCAAGAAACTGCTTTACATATGCATCGTTGTCAAATTGCTTTAACCCATAAGCACGCAGTACTTGACGATAGCCATCCTCAGCATTGACATAATCTGCAGGACTTAGTGCTGCTATGCCCTTTTTCACACGTTCAGCATTTGCTGAAAACCGTTGCTTGGCTTCATCTGTTTCCATCAACTCTAAAGTAATTGTTGATTCCGTTGCACCTTTAATTGCAAGTTCTTTAATCTTATTAGCAAGACTGCTTAGACCATACTTGTTGAAACGGTCTGCCATAGATGAATAAACGCTCATGCGTTCATTATATGTGGCCGCGGTTGCTGCCGCGGCGGCGGCTGCACTGGCTGTCGTAGAAGCCGTCCCGCCTAAGTCACTAATTTGCTTTTCTAAAGATTGAATTATTGCTTTAGTTGCAGCATCCATGTTTGCTGTGACTAAAGTTTTTGGAGTTGTTCCAGCAGGCTTTGGTGTCCCAGCAGGTGTTGGTGTCCCTACACCAGTACTAGTAATATCACCAGGTGTA